CTTAATTTAGACAATTCTTCGTTCTGTTCTAGTTTCTCGTCTTGGTTTTGATCATTCATCATCGCTTTCATACGATCTAAGTCTAATCTTTCCTTACCTTCACGTTCTTTTCTTTGATTTTCTCTTGCTTGTAGGTCTATTTCTCTAGATCTTAGTGCAGCGATAGGGTCATTACCAAACTGTGACGTAATTTTGTTCTCTTCTTCAGCAAAATCTTTCATCATCTCTGATATCAACACAGCTTTTCTAGCTTCAATCTTCTCTGTTAACATTCTAACCTGCATTTGTAGCTGTGGATTTTGCATGGCCATCTGTTGTGCCTGTGCAAGTTGTGGTAATTCTTGTTTAAACTCTATTTCAATCTGTTCTTGTGCCATTAAACTAATATGTTCTAGTATATTTTTTTGTATTGCAGCACCGATTGCAGGTGAGTTCTTCACCATGTTTGTTTCCATAAAGTTTAAGTGTGCAGTGATGTGCGCTTGGTGGTCTTGACCTGGAAATGCTTGAAAAGGTTTACCAGCTAATGCATCGATATGCTCTAGTGCTGGATCTTTTGGCATTGGTTGCTCTGGTCTTTTTAAAATTAAGTCTATGTCTTTCACACCTAACGCTTCGTACATGTTTCTGTAAACTTCGTACTGGTTGTGAATAGCAGGATTAGATGCTGCCAATTGCATCTCAGTTTGAGCTAAAGATATCCTTTGCGTTTGGCTAAAGATATTGGGATCTGCAACTGGCAGTATATCTATGCGGTCGTCAAAATCAGATTGCTTGATTTGTCTTTGACCGCCAACAACATCATACGGGTAAACTGGAGGTAAGTAAAGTTTAAAGACTCTAGCCATTAAACTAAACTCTCTTCTCATCGAAGCATATAACCTTTTGTGGATTGCTGACATTGTTCTGGATCCTCTTTCCAACATAGCAACAGTTGTACCAACAGCTGCTTGTTGATTACCTTCACCGACTTGTAAGTCAGCGATAGAGGCAAATCTTTGTCCCGCCTGAACCACGATACCCATCAATTGTAACAATGTACCTGATGGTTCTTTGAATGGTAAAGGCATGAATGCGTCTCTTAAATTACCGCCTGGTGCGTCTACATCTCTAAACTCACCTGGTTGAATGGGTTGTGCTTCATCTCTCATCTTGATGCCACGCATCTTGAATCCTGATGGCTGATTAGAAAAGGTTCCAGCGTCAAGAAGCGATCTTAGCGCTGCAGTTGCAGTTCTAGATAATCCACCAATCATGTGAATTAAACCAAAACCATAAAAACCTAAACCTGGTAAAAATTTAAAATGAACAAAATATTGTATCTTTTCTTTTGCTGCATCACCTACTTCATAATTTCTTCTAACAGATAATACTTCACGAGATCCTTCTTCAAGTGTAACTATGTAAGGCAACTTGATACCTGTCGCCTGTCCCTGTGTATTTGTATCTTCAAAACCTTCTATGTCTAAATTTACATGACACTCTAACAACGTAAACATTTGCTGGTCTCTGCTTTTACTCATGCCATCTAGTTCTCGTTCTTTTTTCTCTGACTCTGTTTCTTCACCTTGACCAGGTGTCAACTCGACATCTCTGTAGAATCCGGCGACTTGTTGCTTTCTTAATTCGTTTTCAGATATTTTAACAACATGAATAATTGTTTCCGCATCATCTAATGAGGTAGCTGAATACGGAACAATTAAATCATCTGCAGAAACAAATTTAGAAACTGTTCTCTGCATAATTTCATCATAATAAATTTTTTTAAATGTTGAACCTGTTAGTGGTAAATAAAATAACATTTGATCAAACTCTGGCTCATACTCTTTCATCTCTGACATGATTTGATAATTCATAAATTCTTTAACACGTAGTGCTTGTGCTTCTTTATCTGGAGTTGGCATACCAATGATCTGTGTTCTAACTGGTCCTTGTGATGGTAATAATTCTTTGTATGCTAATGCTTGAAACTGTGTAACAGCTTCTGCTAATACTGGGTGTGTTGCACCTGATGCACCTTTGAATGGCTCTGATTTTTCTTCGTATTTAAATCCTAAAAGATCTAAACCATTTGTGTATGCATGCTCCCAATCTTTTCTTGATGCTTTGTAGTCTTGATAGTTAGAATATAGTTCACTGCCGATAGGGCCTAAGACATTGTCTGGTAGTAACTCTGCGAGATTTGCAAAGTGATCTTGTCCTTGTTCCTCGCTACCAACAGAAGGATCAAATTCTATATCAACACTACCATCTTCATTTGGTTTTATGTTTAAAGCTGGATCTTCAGCCTGTTCTTTTTGTTGATCTAATATATCTACTTCTATTTCTTCGGGACTAGGTACGTTTATTGTTTGCTTTACGTTTGGTAAAGACTTGTCTATTTCTGCCATTTGTTTTCTCCAGTTCTACGGTCTTAACAGTATTATAATCAATATTCAAGCCTTGTGGTGTAGGGCCAGATTTAGGAGGTGCTCCTGTCGATAGTTTCTTATATTTACTAGGGTGTTTAAATGAGAATGTCATATCTTTAATAAGTCTGCTATGCCACCATCCGCATAGCCTTCTTTAAACAATTCACTTAGAACAAGATCAACTGCAGACTCCTCTGACATGAGACCTGAAAGTTCACGAATACGTTTTTCAAACTCCTTCTTTTTTTCAGGGCTAAAATTTTTTGAAACTGAATCTGTTAATTCTGACATACTACCAATAATATTTATATTTTCTTCTAGGCAATCTTTCATCCCTATAATCTTCAGGGTGATTAATTAGACCACCTTGTCTAAATCTCATGATAGCTTGTGTTGTACTATCCACCAAGTCATCATGATCACCATATGGAAAAGCAGCGCATTCTTCTACAACCTCTTGTGCGAACTGTTTATCCAAAGGTGCCCATATCATACCACTTTCAAACAGTGGTGCAACAGAATTAACACGTGTGTGCTTGTCGTTACCTTTCGATGGTGTGTAGCTGACAACAGGTATACCCATGTTACGAAGTTCGTATGTTAGTGGCAGACCCGATGCTTTCGCCTCAATCAACACAGTCTCTGGTTCCCAGTAATCGTATTGCTCTTTTGCAACTCTACGTAGTTCTGGAAACTCTAATCTATCTTTAACTGCATCTAGCAAAATTAATTGTGGTGGACTGTCTTCGTCTTGCCGAAACACACCCCACGTGGTTATAGCACTGTAGTCTGCAGATTCTTTTTTCATGAATGCAGTATCGTAACTTTGTATAACATGGTCTAGAGTTGGAATGTGATCTTTATCCCAGTCTTGCCACCATTCACGTTTTAAGATTGCACCTTCTTCAGACGTTGGGTTCTGCATCCATTGTGCATTCCACTTGCCGAGTGATAAGGATGCTTTAACTGATTCCAGTTCATCTAGCTTCCAATATTCCGGCCATACAGGTTTACCACTCGGCATAATCGCCGGAAACTCTACCAGGTCCCATTGATCAGATTTGGGTTCCGTTTGGTTCTTTATGAGAATTCCAGTTAAGTCTTTTACATTCCATCGTGTCATAACACAAACAATTTTTCCACCTGGTTGTAAACGCTGTCGTGGTCCTGATGTATACCATTCGTATGCTTTTTCTAATGCACCCATGTTGAGTGCGTCTTGTTCCGAGTGCGGGTCATCTATGATTAATAAATCTGCACCTCTACCTGTAATAGCTCCCCCGACACCTGCCGCAAAATACTCGCCACCTTGAGCAGTTTCCCAGCGACCAGCGGCTTGACTATCTTCTCTTAGTCTCGTCTTAAATACATTCTGATATTCTGGACTATCAATGAGTGTTTTGGCTTTACGACCAAAACGAACTGCAAGTTCTCCTGTGTGAGTGGTTTGAATTATCTTTAGTTTAGGGTTCTTGCCTATCATCCAAGCAGGAAGCAACGTGGATGCGAACTCAGATTTCGTGTGTCTGGGCGGCATATTCACAATTAGTCTTTTGATTTCACCAGATGCAAGTTTGTTAAACTTATCTGCAATAATTTTATGGTGCGATCCTTCAATAAAGTCAGGCCACATATGCTTTGTGAAAGATAGGAAGTCTTTCTGTGCAGCTTCTTTTCTATCTTCTTCTTTGTACTTTACTAGGATTTTCTTGAACCTGTCCCTGACATCAGGCGGTAATCTATTGATTTTTTCTAGGTCTATCTGCATTTCGAAAAATTTTTTGTAAAATTTTTTTACATGTTGTTTTTAGCTTTATAATGATTTTCAGGGCTTTGACCATACAAATGTTTGCATTTGTACTGTGTTTTGTAAGTTTCTTTGCGAAAAGATAAATTAAAAATAAAGAAAGATCCGAAATTCCAGATTGCGTTGGTACCTCTATCAAGCTGCAAGCCGCTAGCGTCTTGTATCTTGTGACTTGTTAAGCGCTCTCTTAGTTCCCTGAGTTTTTAAGGAGTGTCCTATAAAATCCTATAACTATTATTTAAACCTTTTCTAGTCGCTCGATACATGCAGCGAGGCCCTTTGCGCATGGTTCTACACTCAGGCCGCTTGCGGCCAGATCCCTTATCTGGTGGCCCTCATAAAGTACTGGATCAAGTCGCGGGGTGGTGGTGGCTAAGATGAAAGAGTTGTGAGGGTGGCGAACATGGAACGAAATCTGATGCGGTGAGAACCTTAATTTATAGCGTTTAGTTACTTTAAATTCGATTGTAAAAAAGTGTTTATTTTTGTTATATACGAGCGCGTCAGGCGTTCCCAAAGCTGCTGAATTTTCTATGCGTGTGAACCAAAAACAGGGGGCATTTTTCTTAAAATATTGGTAGAATTTGGCCTCATTAATCATAGTATTTTCAGCGTTATTATATCACGATATTACACAACCTGAAATTGTATTTATTTTAAAATTAATGCTTGACTTATATATATGATTATATTAGATTGTCATATATAAACAAATATAAAAAAGGATAAATATGAAAACTTATAGAGTAGAAATACAAACGCTTACATATT